CGTCAGCGGGGCGCTGGCCCGCGCCAGCTGGAGCCGCCGCCTGAGCGACGCAAGCCCGACGCAGGTGCGCGTTTCGCGTCCGCCGATCGGCATGGACTTCAATCAAGTGATCAAGGCGGCCGAAGCCGCCGCGAGCGTAACCGGGGGCGTAGCAGCATGACCGATTCCTATGTGCTGGAAGACGCCGAACCGGACAGCGAAGCCAAGTCCGGCGCCGTCTGGATCGAGCCGAAGGTCGAGGATTGCCCCGTGATCCCGCTGGGCTTCGAGTCCGGCTATGTGCATTTCGCCCTGCCGGAAGGCGAGCTGCGGCGAGAGCCGGCGTCCAAGATCGCCGGAATGCTGAAGACGGATCTTTTCGTCAGTCTGGAAGGGCGGGTTTTCCTGGCCCAATGGCGCGATAACGACGGCAAGCTTCAGCGCGACATGGCGGCGCAGTGGTTTGTCGATCGATGCCGGAAGGCCGGCCGGTGGGACAGCGATCGACCGCAGCGCGGGTACGGGGTGTGGTCGACCATCGACGGGCCCGTCGTCCATGCCGGCGACGCGGTCGGCCGATGGCCCTTCGGGGAGAACGATTGGGAATCGGTGGCGGAGGCCCTTAGGACCGGGGCCCAGGCCAGAGGGCCGCTGTGGCTGCTGCGCCCCCCGGCCCCCAGGCCGGGAAAGCCCGCGACGATCGCCGAGGGCGAGAAGCTGCGCGAGTTGATGAATCTGTGGAACTTCGCCCCGCTGGATCCTCGCGACCCCGAGGGTCTCAGCGAAGCGGACGCCCTGTTCGGTTGGCAGGGCACGGCGCTTCTGGGCGCCATCCCGCCGTTCAGGCCGCACGCCAGCGTCAGCGGCGGAGCCGGGGCCGGCAAGACGACGCTGTCGCGCCTGCTGCAGGCGGCGGGCAGCGCGAACGCCGGCGACCTGTTGGACAGCTTTTCGGAGGCGGGCCTGCGTAACGGCCTGTCCGGCGAGGCGCGGGCGCTCTACCTGGACGAGGCGGAGCCCAGCGTCGACGGGCAGGGACCGGTCGAGAAGGCGCTGGAGGTGCTGCGCCGCATGTCGACCGGCGAGGGATCGACCCGTCGACAGGGCGACACCGGGGGGCGGACGGCGGGACAGACCGCCGTGGGGTCGGCCTATCTGGCCAGCATTCTGCCGGTGCAGCTGGGTGACGCCATGGCCACGCGGGTGGTCGAGGTGCGGTTGAGGCTGCTGGGCAAGGCCAAGGGCGGCGCCGACGAAACGTTGAAGGAGGCGATTGATTGGGCGCGGGAGATCTCGCCGGGCCTGCTGGCGCGCGCCGTGCGCGAGGCCAAGCGATACCGGGCGGACGTCAGCCTGCTGAAGGCTGCGCTGGGGGAGAGCGGGCAGACGCCCCGGGCGGCCGATCTGGTCGCCGCGCTGGCCGCTGGGCGAAGACTGCTGCTGCACGATGAGGCGCTCACGATCGAGACGGCCCGGGAGGAGGTGGCCAGGTGGTCGGCGCTTATCCGAAACCGGGAGGAAACCTCGGCTGCGCAGAACCCGGGGCAGGCCTGTCTTTCGCGGATCTGGGCCATCAACTCGGGCCAACACGCCAAGGACCGCCACCTGACCATCGGCGAGATGATCCAGGAGCAGCTGGAGAGCCCAGGCGTCCATGAGAAGGTGCTGAAGACGTTTGGTCTGAAGGTCGAGAACGGCCACGGCAATCACGACAGGCCCGGACCATGGCTGGTGATCTCGACCAACCACCCGGCCCTCGCTCGGGCTCTGGCCGGGACGCATTACGCCAACTGGCGCGGGGTTCTGGAGCACCTGGCGGACCTGGGGGAGGCCTATGCGCCCCGACCGCTGCCGACGCCTGTCCGGTTCGGGATGCACCAGAGCCGCGCCCTGGCCGTCCCCCTGACCCCCTGGCTCGAGAGGCCGGTCGGATTGGGGGCTGATCCGGCAGAGGTCTCTGCATTTGAGCCGCCTGTTTGGGACGGGCCCGGCGACCGCGCGTCCCGCCCTGCGTCCCACGGTGAGAGCCATGATTGATCGGGCTTTGAGCCGGGCGTGGGACACCGGGACGCATGGGACGCGACCTCGGCCCCATGCGGGGGCGCACATGCGGGAGCGCACGACGCCACAGGTGCGTCCCATGCGTCCCGCGCGTCCCGTCTCTATTTTTATCGAGTGTTCTCAAAAAGATAAGTGGGACGTTCAGCCGGTACGCCGTGGGACGCCCGAAACCAAAGCGAAGGGGCTGCAGAAGTGACCGCGTCGACCGCTCTATCCGCCCAAACCGGCAAGGCCTGGTATGTCGTGGTGACCCACGCCCATCAGGAACGGCACGCCCGGTATCAGCTGGAGCAGCAGGGCTTCAACGTCTATCTGCCACTGGTGCCGCCACCGGCCCGGGCCCGGGTTCGGAATGGTCAGGCGCCATCGCCTCGGCCGATGATCCCGCGCTACCTGTTCATCGAGATGGATCTCGACCAGGACCGCTGGCGTGCTGTGTTCTCGACCATGGGCGTGACGGAGGTCATCATGCGCGGGACCGGCGAGACCGCCCGGCCCTGCCCGATCCCCAGTCGCTTCATCACTGAAACCAAGGCCCGGGAGGTCAATGGTCTGGTGGTGTTGCAGAAGGCGCGGAATGACAACGAAAAGGCCGCTGCAAAGGCCTGTCGGTATAAGCGCGGCGACAAAATCCGCCTCACCGGTCCCACGGCGGACTATGATCTGGTCTTTGACGAGATGGTTGACGGCGACAGAGCCGCAGTCGTATTCACCCTTCTAGGGCGTGATTCGCGCCAGATCATTTCACTGCCGTCAGAGGACTGACGCGCAGTGCGGTAGCCGTCCAGCCTCAGCCCATTCCGACCCACCCGCCCAAGGCTCAGCCCGGGCGGGTTTTTCATTGCATTTCAATGACTTACGCCCGCGCTGGGGCGTTTTGGGTCCTTCCCCCCATTTCTGACCCTATACGGTGGGGCAGAGCGTTTTCGTTCCCTAGTGAGCGATGTTTCTAGGGGTGCAACGGGCGTTGCTGACGCAACAGGGAGCGCAACGGCATGACAGAGCCCTTCCTGCTCGATGGTGGATCGTCACGGCGCTGGGTCAGCGTAAGCGAGGCCGCGGCGCTGGAGGCCAAAGCCGGACGACCGATCAACAAATCCTCGATCTCTCGCTTCATCGCGCGGAATGAGGACCTGCCTGTCCGGCGCGACGCCCAAGGGCGCGTCAAGGAGGTCGACTACGACGCCCTGATCCGCGCGCGCGGCGAATCTCTCTCGGTCCAGGACAGCCGCCAGGTGGCGGAAGCGCCGTCGGCGGCGCCTGCGGGTCCGGCGGGATCGCGCAAGCGCGCGCTGGAAGAGGAAAAGCTCGAACTCGACCTGGCTGAGCGGAAGGGCGAGCTTTTGTCGAAGGCGGCGGTGACGATGGCGATCGAGGCCATGGGCGTCGCGTTCACCCAGGCGCTGGAGCGCCGTCGGCGCACCCTGGCCACTGAGGTCGCCGGCATGAACGATGTCCGCCAGGCCGAGCATGTGTTGAAACAGGCGGACCAGAAGCTGCTGAACAACCTTGTGACCGAGCTGACCAAGCTGGCGGGCGGCTTCACGGAAGACGTGCCGTCGGCGGCCTGACATGAGCCTGTTCAGCAGCGCCGAACTGGCGCGGCAGGCGGCGTCGCTGGTCATGGCCATGGCGACGGCCGTGACGCCTGCCCCCGATCAGATGATCAGCGCCTGGGCCGAAGGTCGCGTCGTCATCCCCGGTGAGACGGGCACGACGCGGGAAGGCCCATTATCGTGGGATGGGTTCGAGTATCTGATCGAGCCGCTGGACCGGCTTCACCCCGATGATCCGGCCAGGACGGTCACCTTCGTCGGGTCCGCCCAGATCGCGAAGACCACGATCGGCGTGCTGGCGACGCTCTACTATTCGGCTGTGGTGGCTCGCCCGTGGGGCGTCGCCCTGCCGAGCGGCGACGAGGCGCTGAAGTACAACCGGACGAAGTGGCAGCCGCTTGTCGACGCCACGGCCGAGCTGCGCCGCAAGATCCGGGCGGTGACGTCGCGGGACGAGCAGGGTTCGACCAACACCTACAAGCGTTTCCCGGGCGGTTACGGACAGTTCTTCGGCACGACCAGCGCCAAGCCGCTGCAGATGGTCACCTTCTGCCTGGTGGTGAAGGAGGAGACGCCGAACTGGAGCGTGTCGGTCGGGGATCGCGGCGATCCGCACAAGCAGATTGAGGTTCGCCAGCTGCAGTGGGAACTCGCCGGCGCGAAGACCTTCCACAACTCGACGCCCGGGCTCGTGCGCCGTTCGGAGGAGAATGAAGGCGAACTGACCGGCTGCCCGGTGACGGCCGATTATCGCCTCGGCGACCAGCGCCGGCTGTACCTGCCCTGTCCCCATTGCTCGCACCTGCCCGGCGGGGTGCTGATCCGACTGGATCGCGAGGTGATGATGGGCGTGGAGAAGGGGGAAACGCCCCACTTCAACTGCCCGTCGTGCGGCGGCGAGATCGAGCATCGGCACAAGCGTGCGATGGTCGCCGCCACTCACCCCTATCGCGAGCCTGCGCACGGCGTGCGCGGCGGCTGGATACCGACCTTCCCGTCGACGGACCCTCAGAATCCGGCGCCAGGCGCCTTCATTGCCGTCAGCGAGTACGAAGCCTGGCGGGAACGGCCGACAGAGGGGCGGCAGCCCAGCTATCAGGCCTGGCAGGTCGTGTCGGACGCCGTGGATTGGGCTTACATCGCCAAGCAAGTCCAGGACGCGACGGACGAAGAGGCGAAGATCGCCCTGCATCAGCAGATCTTCGGCGAGGCTTACGAGGTCACGGTCCAGCAGGCTGATGTCGACAAGCTCTTGGAGCGTCGGGACGGCCGGTTCACCAAGGGCGTGGTGCCGTCGGGCTACGAGATCGTCACCATCGCCGTCGACCTGAACGGCGACTGGGCCCAGTGGACGGCCTATGCCTGGGGGCCCGAGGCCGAGCACGTCCCCATCGACAAGGGGCGGATCGAGGGCGGCCCGTCGGAGCCGCAAATCTGGGCCGAGCTGGCCGAGCTGGAGCGCAGACGTTGGCCGCATGAGGACGGCGGGTACGTCGCCACGGAAGTTCAGGGCGTCGATTCCGGCTACGGAACCTTCCATGTCTACGCCTACTGCTCGACGCACGGGAAATCGAAGGCGTTAGACGGCGCTGACGGTTGGGGGCGGATGCCGCTTCGCCGAGGCGCGAAACAGAAGCTGGAAGGGCCTGAGGGACGAGTGGTTTCGTGCCGGACCTGGCGCGTCGGCACCTGGGATCTGAAGCGGACGCTGATGAACGAGGCGATACCGCTGAGCCTTGAAGGGGAGAAGGGCGCCCGCGCGCCGCGTCGCCCTCATTGGCCGGGTTGGGTCGAGCGGGACTTCTTCGAGGAGCTTACCGGCGAGGCTCTGGTCTCTGTCCAGGACAGCAAGACGGGCGTCGTGAAGGATGAGGCCTGGGTCCGCGTCCGCCGCCGAAACGAGGAGCTGGACCTGTGGGTCTACAACCGCGCGCTGGCCGCTTCTCTGGGCATCGGCGTTCCCGGGGCCGAGCCGGATTGGCTTGACCTGGCGCGTCGTCGTCAGGCTGAGAAGGCCGGCTTGGAAGCTCTGTGGGAACGCCCGCCAGCCGGTCAGTCGGAAACGCCGTCAGCGCCCGCCGCCAGCTCGGCCGAGGTCGCAGCGGCCAAGAAGAAATGGAGCTTCTAATGGCGCTGACGCCCGCAGAGACAGCCCAGCTGGCCGCTTTCCGCGCAGCCTACGCCAAGATTATCGCCGGCGGTCAGGTGGCCGAGATCACCAGCAATGGGCGGACCGTGAAGTACGCCAAAGGCGACATCGGGCGGCTGGAAACCGAGATCGCCAATCTTGAGGCCAAGGCCCTGCAACTGGACGGGGCGCCGCTGCGCCGCCGAGGCGCGCTGAGCATCCGCCTCTAACGATCTACGCCGTCAACCGGCCTCCCGCCCCGGGTTCGGGGAGGCTCTCGGCCGCCGGCGGTCCCTGACCGTCGACGTCGGGGCGGCGCCGCCTGCGCACCCGGATTTCACCACATCGAGGAGGCCACCATGAGCCGAACCCCCAAGCCGCCCGCTGTCGCGCCGGCGCTGGAATCTGTCGTCGCGAGCATTTCCCTGTCGAACCTGCCCGCCGTGGCGGCGTTGATCGTCCTGCTGGACGCGATGCGCGCCCTGGTGAGCTTTCCCAGCCGCCCCGTGCCTGACACGCTGGTCGAAGGCGTCCTGAACGCCCGCCGGCAGTTTAACGAGGCGCTGAGCGCACCGTTTGAACCCGTGGCTGTTGCCGGATCGGACGCTTACGATGACGCCTGGATCGGCGAACGGTTCGATAAGTTCGCTTCGTTGATCGACGAGCGCTTCGAAGGCCTGGACGAGGCTCTGAAGGCGCGCTTCGCCGCGTTTGATGAGGCGGGCACGGCCCGCGCCGCAGAGCTGGCGTCGCTTACGTCGCGCCTTGAAGCCCTGGAAGCCGGCGCAACTGCTCAGGCCAAGGACTGAGCCGCGCCATGCGCACGCCGTTCGCTCCCTCAGGTCTTGTGTCCGCCTCGGGCCGGTCCATCTCTCGCCTGGAGGTCGCCCGCGCGCGCGCCGTGGCGATGACGGATACGGCCGCCATGGGCGGAACGCCGTCCTATGAGGGGGCGAGCGGCCATGGCACCTATTTCGCCGAATGGCCTGCCCAGCTCGGCTCTGCGGACAAGCAATGGCTTCCGAATCGCGATCGCGTCACCGCCCGCGTTCGGGAGCGGGTGCGCAACGATCCCGTCGCCGCCTCGGCGCGGTCCCGTCGCGTCAACGCGGCCGTCGGCAAGGGCTGGCGGGTCAAGTTCAGGCCCAATGCGCGCGCCCTCGGCATCGACAGAGAGGCGGCGCGGCAGCTCGGCGCCGATCTGAGCACAGAGTTCCAGCTTTACGGCTACGGTCACGCCTTTACGTCCGACGCTGAGCGCAAGCTGACCTGGGGCCAGCAGCTCCGACTTGCGGCGTCGCACATCGTGGTCGACGGCGAGGCGCTCGGGCTGGGCGAATGGGCGGACGACGAGGCCACCCGGTACAAGACGCGGCTTCGTCTGGTCGATCCAGACCGGCTGAGCAATCCGAACGGTCGACCGGATCGGGACGAACTGCGCGGCGGCGTCGAGTTCGACGCTTGGGGCGCGGCCGACGCCTATCATATCCGCGAACGGCATCCGTCCGACTTCGGCGGACCCGGCCAGTTCCGCTGGCAGAGGTTCGAGCGTTGGACCGAATGGGGCCGGCCGCAGGTGTTCCATTGCTTCGAGCCAGAACGGGCCGGCCAGACGCGCGGCGTCAGTCGTTTCGCCGCCGCGCTGAAGAGCTTCCGCGCGCTGTCGCGGTTCACGGACGCCACGCTGCAGAGCGCGACGGTCAATGCGCTGATCGTCGCCTTCATGAAGTCGAACGGCGGGCCGGGCGCCGTCAGCGAGAGCTTCGAGGCCAAGGACGTCAGGGAGTTCGAGACCTGGCGCCAGGATCATTACAAGGAACACCCGGTCAATCTGGCCAACGGCGCCCAGATTCCGGTCCTGCCTTACGGCGACGAACTGCAGCTGCAGACGGCGTCCAAGGATGTCGCCAGCTTCGACGCCTTCGTGCGTTCGATCCTGCGCCTGATCGCCGCTTCGCTGGGCGTGACCTACGAAGAGCTGTCGATGGACTATTCGCAGACGAACTACTCGTCTGCGCGTGCAGCCCTCGTCCATGCCTGGGCCGAAACCGTCGCCTTGATGGGTTTGATGGAAGACCAGCTGGTGAGGCCGTTCGTGGTCGCCTGGGCCGAAGAGGCTTTCGACCGGGGCTACGTGCAAATCCCCGAGGGAGCGCCGGACTTCTACGACGCGGTCGACGCCTACTGCCAGATCCACTGCATCGGCCCGGGTCGGGGCTTCATCGATCCGACCAAGGAGATCGACGCGGCCTCGGCGCGCATCGAGGCCAACGTCAGCACCCTGGAAGACGAGTGCGACGATCAGGGCAAGGACTGGGAAGAGGTGCTGGAGCAGAAGGCGCGAGAGCAGGCCAAGTACCAGGAGCTTGGCCTGACCATGCCGGGCGGGGCCTTGGAGCGCGCCGCCGCGACCAGCCGAGATCCGGCGCACCAGGCCTTCCTGGATCAGCGCACCGCCGCCTGAGGAAAACACCATGCCTGACTACGCCTCTATGGCGGCCCGCTATGCCGGCCGCCCCCTTCTGCTGACGCCGGCGGCCGCCCGGGATCTGGCGCTGCGTATCCGTTCAGTCGATCCGCGCGCCTTCAGCCGTCCCTCGCGTCTGGACGCCTTCCTGCGCCGCGTGGGCCTGGGCCACGCGCCCGGCGACAGCGCGCGCACGGCGTTCGCCTGGGACGACGAAGGCGAGGGCGCGCCGTTCGTCCCGATCGAGGAACGGCTGGCCTATCAACCGCGCTGGCTGGGCGAGGTCGAGGACACGGGGTTCTGCTGGTCGCTGAAAGACGGCGTCGCGCTCATTGAATGCGACAGCCCTCTGGTCGAACGCGGCGACGAGTTCTGCGGCGTCGTCTGGCACGGGTACGACACCCTGCTGATGGCCATGCGCGAGGCCCTGGCGGACGCCCGCGTTCGCGGCGTCTTCCTGCGCCTTGATACGCCGGGCGGCGTCGTGGCCGGCGGCCTGCCGACCCTCGCCCGCTTCATGCGTGAAGCCCGGGAGGCAGCCGGCGGAAAGCCGATCTGGACCTACGCCGATATGGCCTGTTCGGCCGGTTACTGGATTGCGGCGCAGACCGACAGGATCATCGCGCCGAGCGTCGGCTACGTCGGTTCGATCGGCGCCGTCATGGTGCATGAGAGCCATGCCGGATCGCTGGAGCAGGACGGCGTCGAAATCACCACCATCGAGTTTCCCGAGGGCGGGGTGAAGACGGACGGCGCCTGGTGGAAGGCGCTGAGCGAGAGCGCCCGGGCGGCATGGCAGGCGGATGTGAACCAGGTGGGCGCCCTGTTCCTGGCCGATGTCGAGGCGGGGCGATCAAGCCTGACCCGCGACCAGCTTCTGCAGCTGAGAGCCGACGTCTTCATGGCCGAGCACCAGGACGAGGCCAGATCGGGCGTCGCGCTGGGTCTCGCCGACGAGATCATGGACGAGGAGCAGGCCTTCGCCGCCCTGGTCGAGCACGTTTCTTCCGAGCCTGTTTCAGGAAGCCAAGCCGGCGCGTCGGGCTCGCGCGCTTCGGCCCAAACCGAAAAGGAGGCCGTGATGGCCACGAAACCCACGGCGGGCCGGCAGGCCCGAGCGGCCGCCCAGGTGGCCCAGGCCGAGAAGGCGCTGCGCCTGGCGCAGGCGAACCTTGCGAAGGTCAAGACCGGTGCGACTGCGGCGGAACCTGACGAGGACGACGAGGACGCCGCCGCCGGCCAGGGCGGCGCCTCGGCCGAGGAAAAGGACCCGGACGAAGACGACGACGAGGACGACGACGCGTCGGAAGCGTCGGAAGGCGGCAACGGCGAGGCGTCCGCGATCTCGGCCTCGGCGGAGGCCAAGAAGCCCCCGCTGCTGGCGCTGGCCGCCATCGAGTCCGGCCAGACGCTGGCGCAGTTCAAGGCGTCGGCCGCCGTCGCCGGCTCGGCCCAAGGCGGCAGCCGTCTGG